TGTACACAGTGTAGGCCACTGGGTCGGCAACAGCGCCGCCGGATACGCACAACACCAACACGTCGTTTGCACTAATAAGGCTATTGGTTAGGGTAAAACTTGCGGCAACCCCGTTGGCCAATGCGTCAGCAGCCATCGTAATGCGGCCAGCAGACTTGTTCAGCGTTACGCCAGTTACCTTGCTGGTCAGCTGAGTAACCGTGCCCTGTGCGGCAGCGGTGTAGCCCAATTGGCTATCGGCCAGCAGTTGGTCAGCGCCGTAAATATTCTGGTCGCTAAACGCGACGCCAATTGCTTTGCTATTAGACATTTAATTCCCCATCCAAGAGTTAGTGACGCCACCTCGACCCTGCATGGTGATGTGGCGAGGTTTATCGACAGCTTCGCGATGCGCGATAGGGAAGGCAAAGGTTACTGCTAGCGCGTCAGCCGCATCAGGGGACGCTAGACCTCGTGCTCGCATTTCTTTCTTGCCTTCCAAAAAAATAGTACCCGCAGAATTAGGCTTTTTTATCGGCCCCGTCAAGTCAGCTTTTAGCTGCCTGTCTGTGGAGATACTAGCAGACTTTAGCCAATCCTTCATCGTGCCCCAAATCTCAGCGCGCTTATTGCCGTACATAATTGAATTCTTAGCTTTCCAGCCAAAGTTCACCCCACGAACTTTGTAGCGTTGCTCGTTTAAGCGGTCGAGAATGCCATAGCCCAACCCGCCCTCGTCAATCACGGTCATAGTGGGCTTAAACTCATCCATCGCGTCAATGACACGCCCGACAATGGCCATCGTATCCTCGCCGTGGTATCGCTTGATTGAGATTAAGTCCCGCCCTTGGCGCACGACAATCACGGTGGAGTCGGCGCCGCCACGCGCCGGATCGATGCCCATCACGCGAGGGGCGGTTTCGTCCTTGTACTTGTCGCGGGCAAAGGCGTCATCGACCAGTTGGGGCGAGATGAACTGGTCTTCGCCCTCGGTCGGGAACTCCCCATACACCTCAATTCGCGCCTCGGAGGAGTCCTTGCCGTATTCGGCGATAATCTGCTCGTAGACCTGTTTATCGGTATCCTCGACCGTGCGGGCGTCAACCTGCTTGGTCTTCCAAAACTCACGCTTGGCGTTAAAGCATTCGAAGAAATAACCGGTGTTACGCCGCGGGTTAGAGAACGCCATCCAGTAGCGGTCTGGAATGTTCTCGGTAAAGAAGCCGGAACCTACCGACCAAATAGGGTCGGGGATGCCAGACGCCTCATCGAATATCAGCATCATGCCCTGGTGATTGTGCACGCCGGCGTAAGAATCGGGATTCTCCGCGCTCCACAGCTTGCCCTCTGCCGCCCAGTAGCGCGTGCCGAGCTTTAAATCGCGCTCAACTAGCTCCGTGAGCCACACAGCGGGCACCAGCTTGGTGGCGCTAATCTCCCACCAGTGGGAGTTAATCAGCATCGCTGACCATTTGGCCAATTCGCCCCAAGTGACGGAGCGTAGCTGGGCCTCGGAGTTGGCGCTGACCACTACGCTCGACCCAATGCGCGTGGAGAGCATCCACAGAATTAACCAGCTCACCATGGCAGATTTACCAATGCCGCGGCCCGAGGCGATGGCCGAGCGCAGCGTGTCCATGGTCAGCGTGCCGTTGTTTTTCTTGATGTGCGCCTTTAGGTCTCGCAGCAGTTCGCGTTGCCAAGCCCGCGGCCCGCTGAACTTTGCCAGCGGGGTGTTCTTTTGGCCCCACGGGAACGAGAACAGCACAAACGCCTCAGGATCGTCCTTAACCTGCGGCGACCAGATGCGTGACATCAGAGTCTGCTCGTCAGCGGCGCTGTATATGGGCTTTTGCAAGCCTAATTCCTCCGATGCGCTTGATCGACAAGACGCTGAATGTACGCCACCGGCTCGTTCTTAGGCAGTGGCACGCCAGCTGTGCGAAGTGCTGCTTCCATCCTAACCACTGACTTAGGCCCTTTGACCTCGCGGTAGCGGGCGATGGCTTGGGACTCGGGGGATGCTGCCACAGGGGTATAGGCTTGTATGTGGGTATTTCCCGCGCTCTTGGCTAATGCTGCACGATGCCTACCATCAATAATCTCCCCATCCTTGCCAATTACGATAGCCCCTTTTGACGGCATGGCTTTGCTGGCGTCTACCGATAAATCGCCTGCGTGTAGTTTGCTAATATCGTAATTTGTAAGTTCGTAAGAATTGCCGCCAATAGCCGAGCGCAACGCGTCAAAGTCTAACGATTCGTTTGGAGAATTTTTATCAATTAGCTCGCGTATTTGGCGTGAGTTAAGTGTATTTGCTTGGGTTGGCACGCTCCTAGCCTGCCCGTTGCGCTCCAAGATGGTCATCATGTTTTCGTTGCCGGGGAAGACGACGAAGTTGGAGGTTCCTTCTCCGGCCCCGCGTGAACCAGCGTCTAGGTAGCGAACGCCGGGGATGCCTTGTTTAGCAAGCAATGCAGACGCTTTCGCTGAATCTGCCGCTGATCTGCCGTGTAAATTTAGGTTAAGCAATCGGAATGCTTCCCCCATAGTTTTAGCTTCGCCGCCAATATCGGCAGAATATGGGGTTTGTGCATATTCAAGCATGGCGCTAACTTGCTTGTTTTTTGATTTTGCAAGCGCATCGCGCACATGCTTGCTCTGCTCACTCAACGTCTTATCCCAGTCCAGCATGCGAGCAATCTGCTCGTCGGGGATGTCTACTTTGTAGAGGTGGCCCGAATCTATAGGATCGCCAATACGTTTAAGGCTAGACGGATCTGTAGCTTTTATTTGCTTGAGAAGTGCTTTGTACTCTTCGGGAGATTGCAAAAACTCATCTACCCCCATTCCCGCAGAGCGAACTTGTTTTACATCCCTCGCAAATCTTGCTTTAGCTATTTCCCTTGCTTGTTTAATTGCATCTGCAATTGGTATATCTTTTGCCAAAGCATCTGCGATTGTTGAAACGGCCTGCCCTTCAATTCCACTAATATGCCCACTTAAATAATTTTTCCCCTTGTACTCAACATTAGGACGTTGAACAGTTCCAGATAGTTGTCTTCTGTACCCCTCCCCCGTCCCCCGCGCCTCCGCCGTATAGTGCCCATGCCCATACGCCTGCGCGCCTTCCCCACTCCCTATCTTGGCAGCATTAAACTCGCCGAGGTCATTTAGGGGGGTAGGCGGGAATAAGTGCGGCGAGCCGTGCCATGCGGTAATTCCCCCAACCAATGGGGCGCTTTTAGCCAGTGCTCCCGCGCCCTTAAGACCCGTGGCCACTGGCAAAGCAAACGCCATGTCCAGCGCCACCGGATTGACAATCCGATTGCCACCTAGCGGGTTGCTGGTGTTGAACAGCACATTAGGATAGCCAGCCGCCATCTGTTGGGCGGCTTGTGGGGCTTGGCCTAGCAAGAAATTACTCACCACTTGCCCGTATGGGTTGGTTGGCGGAAACAACGCTTGCGCGCCTTGCAGATATGGCGACACCGCAGCGCCAAACCGTTCGGCCATGTTTGGCGGAATCGAACTGGCGATGCCTAGTTTGTTTTTGGCTTTTGGCGATAGATTGTTAGTTGGCATTTTTTTAGTTTATCGAATTTAAAAAAAAAATTCTGTGTGGGGCCTACTGTAACAGTCACGGCCCTGCCAAGGCCCTACCCGGGGGCCTCATGCTGCACTGCACTCGCTCACGCTGACTGACTGCAAGTCATTGATATTGCTCAGGATTCTGGCACATCCTCACACTCGCCATCTATCGCATCGCTGACCAAGCGAGCAGTAGCAGACTCGAGGGCTGCGCTGATGCTGATTAGTCCAGACACCTCTACGAGAGCGGGAGGCGGCGACCATCGCATCTGGCACTTGCTCCACCATATCGCGGCAGTAGTGTCCTCGCCGCTGATAGCGCGCCGGAAGAGAGACTCACCTACAGCAGCACTGGCCATAGCGCGACCAAGCGCCAGTTCCTCGGGATAATTTTTGCGCAGGGTGACATCGCTAATGCCTAGCAGTGCGCCTATCTGATCTTGCGGCAGCCCAAAGCCTGCTGCCTGCTGCGCCTGCTTGCGTGTGATGTCCGTGGGCGCATGTGCCGGTAAAGTCATCTGGGCGTACTCTTTTTATTGTGGCAAATAATTTTAGCCCCCATCACCCCACCAAATCAAATCGAGCGAAAGTGTAAATTATTTACCCAAACCGCTTGCAAGCGAAAATTACTTGTGTTCTTATAGTCCCACAGCAGCCGGATTTTCCGAACGCCATTAAAGAGTGAAGCAAGCATGAATCAAGAACAAGCATTTGAATTAGTTTGCGAAGCCTACGACGCAGCAGAACACGCGGCAGATGAACAATACGCAGTTGCAATGTTTTGCGCGTGCGCCAATTCGCTCTCGCGCGAAGAGAAAAACAAAGCCTCAGCCGAAGCTGAGGCGCAATTTGATTGCGCGATGCGTGCCGCGCTCAAAGCATTAAATGACGCTCGCGTCCTCAACATCTAAACCAAACCGCCCCCTTCGGGGGGCAACCTGGAGAACGAGAAAATGACACAAGTACACACGATCACCCTCTCACGCGCATCAAAGCTAGGTGGCATCCCGGCCACTTACTCGGAACACAAAACTTGCCCTGATGCTTGCCCTTTTTGGGGCAAAGGCTGCTATGCCGAGGGCGGCAACGTCGCGATGCATTTTCGCGCCGTTTCGCGCCACGAAACGGGCGGAAGTTTCGCCCAGGCGATTAAATTTGTTGAATCAACCCCAGAAAACACGCTAGGCCGCTGGAATATTGCGGGAGACTTGCCGGGCAAGAAAGATAAGCTAGACCGAAAGAAAGTAATCCGCCTTGCTCAAGCGAACAAGAAAGCCAAAGCAAAATGGTTTACGTTCTGTCATTACCCGGTTCGTGCCGCTGATGTGCGCGCCACCACTAATCCAGCCCTACGTCGTGCGATAGCACGCCACAATCGGGCAGTCATCCGCGACGCAATAAAGCTTGGTTTCGCCATCAACGTCAGCGCCAACAGCCCCAAGCACGCGGCCAAACTGGCCAGCATGGGGTTTGACGTTGCGTCAGTCGCCCCCATGGATTGGATCGGAACACGCAAGCTTGATGGCGGCCACATTGGCGTCCAGTGCCCAGCTACCATCAAAGGCCGCAGCACGACGTGCAATACGTGCCGATTGTGCCAAAACATGGGGCGAATCAGTCAGGCTAAAACCCGCGTCATCCCCGTGTTCCCAGCCCACGGGGCTTCTAAGCGGAAAGCTAGTGCAATAGCGGCCTAACCTACCAACCAACGCCTAGCCCACCAAGGGCTAGGCAAACCGAGAATCTGACAATGACCAAAACCTTTTTCGACACTGAATTCGGCATGCACGCCACCATCGGCCAATCTGATGATGATGGCCACTGGTGGTGCCGGTACCACGATTCAGATTCCGGCGGTTTGGTCGAACGCCGCGACTGGCCAGCGGCTCGATTCGGCTCCGGCTCGTTAGGCGAGCAACTGGCCACTGAGCACGCACGTACGCTCACCCGTAACTAATCAACATGCCCCCCACGGGGGGCTAATCTGAGGATCTGACAATGAAAAAGCTAGACTGGACGTCCCTGCGCAACCTTGGAAAAACCGACAACGGCAACCGCTGGTATCCCATACCAGCAATCGCGGGCTACTTTGACGATATCCGCGCACCCTCGCGTGCATGGCCGAATAGCTACGCCAAAGCAGCGCAGACTTTGAAGTTTGCCAAGTGGCTAAAAACTAACCACCCCACGATCGCCCAGAATGCGGGGTTAGGCGCATGACCACCCGCCCCAAAGTTGCCCTGTGGCAGTCAATCCTAGTCCATGTGCTTTTCATCACCTACCTGATGATGCCGGCCTTGTACTATTTTCTGCACTAGACATTCACCAGCCCTATATAAAGCCCCTTTCGAGGGGCTTTTTTTTGAACCGCTAGCGCAACGATTTAAAAATAATCTAATCCCACCACGCAACGATTTTAAATTTCATCATGCATTTATTGCGTTTTTTAACGCATAAACTGACGCGCAACGACGCAACGCAATACGCCCTTACTATAGTAAGGGGGCGTTTATTGCGCGTGCGCCATCGCCTTTGCCACCTCGCAATTATTGTTATTGCGCGCAACAAAAATTCATTGCGCGACACTAGACGTCATTTTTTTTCCCTATTTGCAACGCCCACGATCCTGCTAATCCAACATCGCAAACAGTCCAGATTGCGTCCCCTAGCTCAATCACGCCCGCCGCCACCAGTGCACTAGATAGCGTGCCGGATTTTTTAACCATCTCGCTAGCTGATCGTGTTGAATACTCCTCCGCCAGCAACGTGTCGATCATCGCCTGCCTCGCCACCACAGCCCGCCCATCGGCCCCCAGCGCGCACCCCCCCGCTCGCCAGGCTGCTTCAAGCAACGTTAGATTTTTGGCATGCTTAGATGGTGGCTTATCTTTTTTCGCTTTGGTTTTGGGGTCGGCATGGCCAATGACTTCAAACACCGCGCCCGAAACCTCCTCGCCATCCTCATCCTGCCAGCCAGTGAGGGTAACGCGCTGCAATCGGCAGGCTAGAGGCTGGGGTGGTTCGCTGTCCTTTGCTTTGGTGCATGACAGAGTGATCTGATCATCCGCGCTGGCTAATAGCATCTGCCAATCCATGGCCGCCTTGAGGCTGCTAGACCCTCGCGCCCTATCGGCTGGCCCTAGGCCAGTGTGGTGGATGAGACACACCACGCACCCGTAGGCGCGCCCGATAACTTGGGCCGCCGATAGTAATTGGCGCGTATCGCGTGCGCTGTTTTCTTCGCCCCCGAAATGGGTAGCCAAAGTATCAACCACGACCAGCGCCACCCTATCGGGCGATGGTTCTTTAATCGCGCGTATAACCTCAGCGGCCGCCTGTGGCGCGTCAAGGTCTATCCCCCGGTTACTGATATACAAATTTTCTAGCCCCTCCGGGCCGTGTTGCTGCGCCCATGCTGCAACGCGCATGCGCAAACCGTAATGGCCCTCGCCCGCTAGGTAAATGACAGCACCTTGGGCAACCTTGTGGCCGTGCCATGCTTTGCCACTGGCGATGCTGGCCGCCATAGATAGAGCCGCAAAGGTTTTACCAGCGCCAGACGGGCCAAAAAGCATGGCCAACCCGCTATCTGGTAGCCAATTACGCACCAACCATCGGGGGGCGGCTGGCTGCGATAACCACCCGCTCGCCTGCTCAAGGTGGTAATCGCTGGGGGGTGGCTTGATCGATAAAGCTTCGGCTGCCGCATCGCCGATTGCTGCAGCCAGCGCGGTGTCAGTGTCTGGCTGATAGCGACAAATCGAGTCCACGATCTGCGATAGCTCGCTGCTAGGCAGTGGCGGATTGCACCTAAGCTCATTGGCCACGCTTAGGGCCGCCAATATCTCAGCCTGTCCCAGCCCATGATGCCGCATTGCACCCGCGAGCGCAGCCAGCCCAGCATTTCGAGAGCCAACTGGCAACAACCCCCCGCCATCGCCAGTGCTTGCGGGCTTTTTAGCCGCTTGCGCAGCGTAGGCCGCCGACCATGCTGGCGGGATTTTAAAAGGCGCGATGCCATCGCTGGGATCTGAGCTAGCTTCCCACTCGTATTTTTTGCCCCCAATTTGGCTAGGCCATACCAAAAAATACCGGCCGTCGCTGAGTAGGTCGACGCCTTGGGCTAGCTTGGATGAGCGCCAGGTTGGATCGTATTGGGCCAGAAAGTGCGACCCCCCGCCTGCCGTCAGGGCGTGCGGGCCATCATTATGGCCCCCATGCATCGCCAGCCACGCGCCCCACGAACTGTCCCCCGAATTTCGTGGATCAATATCGAAGCAAATTAGGCCGCTAGCCCTGCCCGCCGCGACAGCAACGTTTAGATCGGGACGCCCATCAAACCAAGCGCGGATCTGCGCGGGGTCAGTTGACGCATCTTTGACCCCGTGTGCTGACGCCGGGAGCTTGCTATTAGGCTGGATTGGCAAGACTGCCCAGCCCCACGACACATAGCGTAACGCAGCATCAAGCGGCGTCATGCTCTTTTTCCTCCAAGTATTTGATAATCCTGATGACTGTGGCGTGCGACGGGTTCCCGCGACCAGCCTTAACGGCCAGAATTTTCCGAACTCCAAGGCCGCAACTGCGCGCGACTGCACTCGCATTGCGGTCTGCGAGGATCAATCGGATCTGATCTAAGGTAAGCATGCTAGTACTCCAAACGGTTGTAATGAGCCTGCATCGTAGCCTTTTTTTATGCGCGTGCAATCTTTTTTCAATCCGATGAAAAAAAGCGTTGCAAAGTAATTTTCGAGGGCGCATGATTCAACAACGCCGAGCGGATCCATGACCGGCTACAACTGAGGATTTAGACCATGATTATTAGCGCGACACTTATTAATCCAGAAGGCTGCGAGTTTGACAGCACCACCTTTTATCAAAGTTGGGGCATCAAGAACCCCGATGCCGCCAGCTTGGCCAAGGCCAAGCGGTGGGCGTGCCAGCGCGGCGGCAAATACACCTTAAATGTTGTTAAGTCTGGTAAGCATGACGCTTGGTGGCAAAGCATCGGCCAGTTCTACTACACCGGCAAATGCGTGCGGGCGGTGGCGTTATGAGCGCCGAAGCATTAGCAAAGCTAGACCTTTCCGAGTGGACAGCCGCTGAAAAGGCTATGGACGGCGTTGAGAAAGCAATCAACAACCTGTTTGACGCAATCGAGGCTGCGGAGGACGCTTGGTCACTTTGCAAGTTTGGCGAAGCGCGTGACGCTGAGCGCGAGTTGCGCAATCTGTCCAAAGCCCTATGGATTGCCAACTATGGCCATTAACCTCAAAAGCACCAGCGGGGTGGCCGTGGCCAACGTCAAGACGTTGGTGTACGGCGCGGCCGGGACGGGAAAAACCACGTTGGTCGGCACCATGCCAACGCCCCTGATTCTGAGCGCCGAGAGCGGCTTGTTATCACTTCAGGGCCTAGACCTACAGTATATCGAGGTAAACAGCGTAGGCGACCTTAGAGAGGCCTACAAATGGCTTGTGAGCAGCCAAGAGGCGAAGCATTTTGAGTCTATTTGCCTAGACTCGATTAGCGAGATAGCTGAGGTTTGCCTCGGGGAGGAGCAGCTTAAGACTAAAGACGGTCGTGCGGCATACGGCCAGTTGGGCACGGTTATGGGCGAGGTTATCCGCGCCTTTCGCGACCTGCCGTTGCACGTCCTGTTTATCGCCAAGCTGGACAAAGGCGCTGATGAGATGGGCCGCATTACCTATAGCCCCGGGATGCCGGGGCAGAAACTAGCGCAGTCACTGCCCTACTTTTTTGACGAGGTTTTGGCCTTGCGGATTGAGAAAAACGCAGAAGGTGTGCTTCGCCGGGAATTGCTCTGCCAGCCAGACTCCCTGTGGCTCGCTAAGGACCGCTCTGGTCGCCTAGACCGGCTCGAACCGCCTGATTTAGGCGCGATGATCAAGAAAATAAGGGGCACGCCATGATTACCGAAAAAGTCGAAGCGTTGGCTGAGGCTTGGTTAGCTGCGAAGGCGGTTGAAACCAAGGCAATTGACGCCAGGCGCGCAGTTGAAGACAAGCTTAACGCCATTTTTGACGCCAAGCCTTCAGCGATGGATGGCACCATGGAGTACGCCTTAGGCAAGTATGACTGCCGGGTCGTGCAGCGCATCGCACGCAAGGTTGATCACGAGATGGTGGGCGTTATCAGCGCCGAACACGGCTTGGAACCCTTGCTACCAGTGGTGTTCCGATGGGAAGCCAGCGTGAATTTGAAGGCATGGAACGCCTTAGACCCAGAAGTTTCTCGCCTGTTTGCGCAGGCCATCACGACTAAGCCTAACCGGCCTAGCTTTAAAATCTCAGAGAGGGAATAGACATGTCTTTTATCGAAACTTTTAACGCGGCTGACGCACCTACTGGCCGCACCGAGTTCGCCCCAGTGCCGGCAGGCTGGTATCTCAGCACCATCCACAGCGCCGAGGTCCGGCAGACCAAGGCCGGCAACGGCCAATACATCAAGGTGCGCTATGACTTGGTGGGCGGCGAACACGCTAACCGGGTGGTGTTTGGCAACCTGAACCTGAAGAACGCTTCGGAGAAGGCGCAGGAGATAGGCCGGCAGCAGCTCGGGGAATTGATGCGGGCGATTGGATTACCCACCATTCAGGACACCGACCAGCTTGTCGGCGGGGTGCTCGAGATTAAGTTGTCCGTGCGTGATGACCCGCAGTGGGGAGTCAGCAACGAAGTGAAAGGCTTCCGCGCCTCAAACCATAGCGCGCCAGCGCCAGCGCCGAAGGTGGCCGCGAACGCGCCTTGGAAATAGTTGGTAAGTCCTAAGCTTGTTACCAGCCCAGTCAATCAAAAGGTGCCTTCGGGCACCTAACTGAGACAGCAAAAATGCATCCAGAAATTAAAGAAGCCCTGTTACGTTTTCGCCAACGCGAACTATGGGCGTTGCAAGACGAAATCCGACGCGCAGAATCGGTGCGCCTTGACGAAGAATTCGAGCGGCGCAAGGCCGCGAATGCGGCGCAGGTTGAGCGCGAGAATGCCGCCGCTGACAACTACCGCAGCGGTTACAAGGCTGGTTTTGAAGCGGCGTGGAAGTTGCCGCGATGACCGCTATCGAAGATCCGAACGCCGGCATAGTCGCCGCAATCGACCGTGCCCACGAGGCGAAGCAAGACGGCCCGCGCCAGCACCTCGGGTGCTCAGTCATTGGCCATCACTGCGAGCGGTGGCTATGGCTATCGTTCCGGTGGGCGGTTATCGAGAAACACTCAGGACGCCTGCTGCGCCTGTTCCGGCGCGGCCAGAATGAGGAGGCGACCGTCATTGCTGACTTGCTGGCCGCTGGCTGCACCATCAGCCACGGCGGGCAGCATAACCAGCGCCGGGTTGAGTTGGCGCCACATGTTGGCGGCAGTCTCGACGGCGTGATTACGTCCGGCCTGCCGGGGCACGAGCGCAAACAGCATGTGCTCGAAATCAAGACGCACAGCAAAAAGAGCTTTGACGCCCTAGTGAAAGACGGTTTGCTCAAGAGCAAGTCAATGCACTGGGCGCAGTGCCAGCTTTACATGCTAGGCACTGGCATTGACCGCGCCTTGTACTACGCCGTCTGCAAGGATGACGACCGCGTTTACACAGAGCGGGTGCGCTTTGATGCGGCAGCGGCTAACGATTTGTTGGACAAAGCCAATCGAATTGTCCGTGCGGATAGGATACCGCCAGGCGTCAGCACCGACCCTAGCTGGTATCAGTGCAAGTGGTGCCCCGCGTTCGACATGTGCCACGCCAAGAAACCCACTCAGCAGGTCAACTGCCGCACCTGCGCGCATTCAACCCCTGCAAACAATGGTGCTTTGACATGTGGCCGGCATGAGGACAACGAAATACCGGTGGAGTTTCAGAAAATCGGCTGTGAAGTCCATGTGCTGCACCCCGACATGGTGCCGTGGATGATGGCGTCAGGGACAGATGACGAAGCCACCTACCTAATTGACGGGGTGGCCGTGCGGAATGGCGAGGCCGGTGATGGCGTCTACGGTTCGAAAGAACTGGTGGCAAACCCGCAGGCTTGCGCGCACCCGAGTGAGGCAATGCTTGCGTTGCGTCAAGAGTTTGACGGACGGATAGTGGGATGAAAAAAAATGAGCTGGCTTTATTCGCAGGCGCTGGTGGCGGCATACTCGGAGGACATTTGCTCGGATGGCGAACCATCTGCGCTGTTGAGTGGGAACCCTACGCAGCTTGCGTACTTGCCGCCCGACAAAATGACCAAATTCTCCCGCCTTTCCCGATTTGGGATGACGTTCAAACCTTTGACGGCCACCCTTGGCGAGGAATTGTTGATGTGGTATCTGGCGGGTTTCCGTGCCAAGACATCAGTTCAGCGGGAAATAGAGCCGGAATTGACGGCAAAAAATCAGGCATGTGGCACCACATGGCGCGAATTATTGGCGAAGTTCGACCCCAATACGTTTATGTGGAAAATTCCCCAATGCTCACTACTCGAGGACTTAGCAGAGTTCTCGGGGACCTGGCCGCGCTGGGGTTTGATGCAAAATGGGGTGTCGTATCGGCAGCAGACGTTGGTGCACCGCATAAAAGAGACAGAATTTGGATTGTGGCCAACGCCCACGGCAGCAGAGGGGTCGAAAATTCCAGCAACGGCCAACTATGGCCAGATTGGGCTAAACAATCACCCTCGCATACGGGGGGCTGTAACGCGCCCAAAACAGGTAAAGAGCAGGAAGCTTCCAACGCCGACAATGTGCGGAAACTACAACCGCAAGGGGTTGAGCGCAACCAGTGGGGACGGATTAGCGACAATGGTGAAGAATTGGCCAACTCCGACAGCGCACAATTCAAAGGAAGGGGGTTACCCGGCGGAGTTTACGTTGAACACGCCAACTTTAAATGCAGTGGCAATTGGTGGGCCACAGATCCAGCGGATGCCGCTGAACCCGGCGTGGGTCGAGTGGCTCATGGGGTGGCCGCTCGGGTGGACAGACTTAAGGCCATTGGAAATGGACAAGTACCAGCAGTGGCTGCAACAGCATGGGGTTTATTAAATGAAACTCCGTGACTACCAGCAACGCACCCTCGACCAGCTCTACAGTTGGTTCGAGAAAAACAAAACCGGCAACCCGTGCCTAGTCCTGCCCACGGGGTCAGGCAAAAGCCACATCATCGCGGCCCTGTGCAAGGAGGCAATCCAGAACTGGCCAGAGACTAAAGTGCTAATGCTGACGCACGTGAAGGAGCTAATCGCCCAGAACGCTGAGAAGCTGCGCCTGCACTGGCCCGATGCACCGCTGGGCATCTACTCGGCGGGGCTGGGAATGAAGCACTTGGGCGAGGCCATTACCTTTGGTGGGATCCAAAGCCTTCGCACAAAGTCTGACCTCATTGGCTTTATTGACATCGCAATTATTGACGAGTGCCACCTGATCTCGACCAAGGACGAGGGCGGCTACCGCACTCTGCTGGCTGAACTGCTGGAGATTAACCCTAAGCTGCGGGTCATCGGCCTAACGGCTACGCCATACCGCTTAGGCCACGGCTACATCACCCAGAACGGCGGGTTATTTGATGCGCTAATCGAACCGGTGAAACTGAAAGAATTGATCGAGGGCGGCTACCTAGCGCCATTGCGTAGCAAGCAAACCGATACCGAGTTGAGCGTGGAAGGCGTGCATCAGCGCGGTGGCGAGTACATTGAGAGTGAGCTACAGGCAGCGGTAGACACGGAAGACCAGAACGTCGGCGTAGTAGATGAAGTCATCGCCCGCGCTGGCGAGCGCAAGGCTTGGCTGTTTTTCTGCGCCGGGGTCCAACATGCCACGCACATTCGGGACGTGCTGATACGCCGAGGGATAGCCGCGGCCTGTGTGGTAGGGACTACGCCCAAGGATGAGCGTGAGCAGATATTGGAGGATTTTAAGGCCGGCAAGATCCGAGCACTGACCAACGCAAACGTGCTCACCACCGGGTTCGATTACCCCGACATTGACCTCATTGCCATGTTGCGGCCCACGATGAGCGAGGGCTTGTACGTCCAGATGGCCGGTCGCGGAATGCGGATTAAATCCCACACCGACCATTGCCTAGTCATGGACTTTGCGGGGGTCGTAGCCCAGCACGGGCCGATTACTGAGATTGTGCCAGGGGTCAAAAAAGCCGGCAAAGGCGAGAAGCCGGTCAAGGGGTGCCCGGAGTGTCACGAACTGGTGGGCATATCAGCGCGGGAGTGCCCGGCATGCGGGTATCAGTTCCCGCCGCCAAAAATAAAAAAATTGGAACTTCACAACGAGGACATTCTGAACCTCGAAGGCTATAGCGAGATGCGCGTCACAGACTGGATGTGGCGGGTGCATGTCTCGCAAGCCAGCGGGAAGTACATGCTCAAGGTGAGCTATTACGGTGGCCTAAGCGAGCAGGCCATCACTGAGTATTTCGCGATCACGCACCTAGGCTATGCCGGCGACAAGGCCATGCGCGAGCTGGCATCCATCGCGGCTCGCTGCGGGGCTGACTGCAAGGGGCTTGGGCAGCTAAGTCTGGATGAGATAGTTGAGAAGCTGAATGCTTGTGCAGCGCCAAGTGTGATAAATTACAAGCGTGACGGGAAATTTCATCGCATTATTGCGCGAGATTGGATAAAAGAGGTAGCATATGGATAACGAGGAAGTTGTCTGGCAAGCGCCGACCATGCAGGAAAAGCTGCAAAACGCGCTAGGGATTCTCGGCGAAAAGTGGGTGCTGCACCCGGCCAACGCGCCCGAGAAAGGCAAGTACGACGGGCGCGGACGCCCGCAACAGGAGGTTGCCAAGTGAAAACCGAGCATGAGGAACAACGCGAACTGGTGTCTTGGTTTCGAAAAACCTTTAACCAGGTGCGGATATTCGCCATCCCGAACGGTGGCGCCAGAGGGCTAGCCACTGCCGCAAGGCTGAAGGCAGAAGGTGCTAGCGCCGGGGTGCCTGACTTGTTTGTAGCCGCTTGGTGCCTTTGGATTGAGATGAAGCGCGAGCGGGGCGGGGTTGTGTCGGCCGAGCAGAAGGACTGGCTGGCTTACCTATCGGGCATTGGCCATGAGGTGATCGTAGGCAAGGGCTGCGAAGACGCTAAAAAGCAAATTGTGACTTTCCACGAATCAACGGGAGCGGATAAATGAACGAGCTAAAGGACGAACGCGAGGCGCGGGCCGAAATGGACGCGCAGTCTCCCCGACGACCAGAAATTCATAGGAGATAAGACATGATCGCCGACAAAGAAGGAACCAGAGTGAACGTGTTGTACGATTTAAAGCAGTATGTGTTGGGAATATACAATCTAACAAGTGTTGTAATTGACGAGATTGAAGATAGGTTCGACAAAGCCGAAGGCTATGGTTACGCCAAGGGCTACACCGACGGTCACGCCGACGGTTTGCGCGAAGGGCTGGACGATAACCCCGACCGAGGGTCGAGTGTGTCACCAAAAAGAAAAAGGAAAGTAAAGACATGAAAGTATTTTTAATAGTCGCAGCAGTTGCCGCCAGCGCCTATCTTGAGCGCGGCAACACGGACGACCAGACGGCCCAGTATTGCAGCATGACGGCCATCTACAAGGCCACCTACGGCCAGTCCGGGTGGCCGCCATACCTAGGTGTTGCGTGCGAGGTGGCCCATGCCAATTGATAGGCTTGCCACCCGCACGAGTAACGAATCCTATCGTTACTACTTCGTTGATCCAATCGAGTACCGCCGAGCAATGGAGCGCGCCGCCTACCTCGAGTCGGTCAACTGCCCGCTGCGGGCATGGCGGGTCCGCATGAACCTCGACGGCACGCAGCCAGCCTACGCCCCTGCTGGCCCGGAGGACGAGCGGGAAGTTGAGGGGTTGCCGATTATTGAGTTGCGCAAGCCCCCAGCCTACCGGGAGGACAAGCCCCGCAACCGGAACCGCAAGCTAGAGCGCGAGCGTCGGGTACTAAGGCTGGCAAAGGAGAAGCCAGAGTGAAAACTTTAGAAGAAGCGGAAGCGGCATCGGCGGCTGCGCAGACGGCGGCATGGGCTGCCGATGTGGCGGCGCGGCAGGCTAAGAAGGCGTTGGAGGTGGCGCAGAAGGCGCGGACATCGGCTATGGCGAAGGCGGCTGAGGCATGGAAGGCGCTGGCTGCGGAAAAGGAGAAATCAGAATGACCGAGCTAGAGAAAGCGGAGTCCGTGTGGGAGGCGGCGCTGAGTAAGTGGCGCATTGAATATTTCAAGGGGCAAAAACAACAGAATAAAGCATTTGAAATTTTGGCGGCGGCGCGGAAAGTGTGGGATGCAGCAAAGGAGAAACCAGAATGACCGACCAAGTAAACCACCCCGCCCACTACACCGCAGGCGGCGTTGAATGCATCGATGCTATTGAGGCCGCCACCACCGGCCTGCATGGCATCGAGGCGGTCTGTACTGGCGCTGCTATCAAGTATTTGTGGCGATGGAAATTAAAAGGAGGCGCGCAGGACTTGGAAAAGGCGCGCTGGTACATCAACAAACTGCTGGGGGGCGCATGACAGACGAAGAATGGACTAGAGAACTAATTGCCAAGAACGACAGCCTGCGCGCTCAAGTTTGGCAGCTCCGGCACGCGCTGGAGACTGCCAAACATAACGGCCGTTGCATGGCCTG